TTACCTAGTCTCGCAGGGTGGCTATACCGGCAGCGAGTTTGAATTGGAGTGGCAGAAAACGAACAAGGCTTCCTTTGGGTGGAAATGCCCAGGCTGCCGCAATCCGCGCCCGTTCTCGTTTGAGGACTTGAAGTTCGACCGCATCGAGATCGACGGCAAGCTCGACGAGCAAGCCAGCGCCGACACCGCAAGAATGCGGTGCGACTGCGGTCAGGAATACGCCGACACCGTGGCGAACCGCCGCTTGCTCTCATCGTCCAACATGGAGAACGGAGCGAAAGGCTACATGTCACCGGGCGGGGAATCACCCGTCCGAGGCTATCGTGGCTTCCACGTTGACTCGCTGGCAGTCTGGTGGATTCCGTGGTCGAACGAGGTTCTTGGCTTTCTTGAGGCGACCCGCATGGCCAAGGCCGGCGCAATTGAAAAGCTCCGGCAATGGCGGCAAAAACGACGGGCGCAGTTCTGGTCCGAAGACATGGTTGACACCGCTGCCCCGCTTGCCGTCTCAGGCTACAGCCGCGACGACGTAGCAGAGGGGCAACCGCTGGAGGGCGAAGCTTGCCGTGTTGCGACTATAGACGTTGGCGGCGACCACTTCTGGATGGTGATTCGCGCATGGTGGCAGGGCGGCGAGTCAACCTTGCTCTGGGAGGGCTACGTTCCCGGCAGGGGTGGCGACGAAACGGAACTGGCCGACCTGATCGCCCGCTACAAGGTTGACCCAAACAAGACGTTCATCGACATCGGATACGACGAGCCGCGAATCCTGAACCTGATCGTTAGGCGTGGATGGGTCGGGATTAAAGGGGACGGGTCAAGGACCGGTTGGAAGGCGGAATCAAAGTCGGGCAAGGAGATCGAGAATCCGTTTTCCAAGATTCAGCGAAAGCCCGCGCCACGCGGCGGAATCGCACGATGGGTATGGGTTGCGACCAACCCACTCAAGGACATGCTCGCCCGATTGTCATCAGGGCAAGGCGCGGAGTGGCGCGTCTTCTCCGACGTTTCCAATGCCTACCGCAAGCACTTCAAGGCCGAGCGCATGGAAGAGTTTCAGGTTGGGCGCGAGCAGCAGGTGAAGCGGGTATGGGTGCAAAAGTCCCGCGCCAATCACCTCTACGACTGCGAGGTTTACCAGACCGGAGCGGCACGGATGTTCCGGCTTTTCGAGGGCGGTGAAGACTGATTGACATTCGCGCCCCAAGCTTGATTCGGGGCGTGTGTCCGCTCGCCTTGCCAGAACGATTTACCTAACCGTCAAGGACGACGCGGTTGCGGTTGCCGCAATTCGTGCCGAGGCGTCATCGCTTGCGCTATCATTAGCGACAAGCCCGGACGCGGCTTTTGAGCTAACAAGCTCAACGGTCAACGGGCAGACGTTTTCCGGTCGGCGCACGATGTCGAACACCGAGCGGCTGACGCTTTTGCGCTACGTCATCAACCAGGTTGACGCGGGGCGACCGCTAAACACCGACACCCGAGCGATTTTCTAATATGGCCATCCTCGACGAATTTGGTGCTCCGGTTGTTTATTCCAGTCGATTCGCCCACGGTTCCGACCGATCCCGGTCGCGTGGGGCGCAGTTTTCGATAAACGATACGGACATCGACAAGCTGATTCCGTCGAATGACCGGCGCACGCTTGTCTCGCTGTCAAAGCGGTTGGCGGCAAACATGGGTGTGCCGAAAGCCATTGTTGCGCAGAAAGCTCAATACTCAGTCGGGCAGGCATGGATTCCGGCCTACGCGGGAGACGACACGGCAAACGGCGATGCGGTGGAACGCTGGCTGAAGAACGTCTGGATGCCGAACTGCGACGTTCGTGGTGGCATAAATGATTGGCATCAGTATCTAAACGACGCGAGCAAGGACATCGACTTTGGGGATCACTTCACGCTCCTCACGATGACCGAGGACGAGACGTTCCCGCTCGTCCAGAACATCCCAAGCCACCGAATCCAAAGCGGACCAGACAACGAAAAGGTTGGCGAGGGGCGCTATGCGGGAGCAACAATCCGCGACGGCATCATCTACAACAAGCAGATGCGCCCGATTGCATACCGGGTGATGGACGAGGGAAGCTCAAAAGACTTTCAAGACATCTCGGCAAGCTCAGTCATCCACGTTTACGACAAGGATTTCAGCGATCAGGGGCGAGGATTCCCTACCTTCACTCACGCCGTCGAGGACTTGAAGCACTGCCTTCAATCGACCGAATACGAGCGAATCCGCCAGCTCATCATTTCATCCATCGGGCTGATCGAATACAACGAGCATGGCGGTCCGGATCTCGACGACCCCGGCATTGCACTTGGGTCGGCAGCGGCAGGATCGGGCGGCGTTACTTTCCAGAGCTATCAAGGCGGAATGACCCGTTACATGCGGGCGAACTCCGGTGAGAAGCTGGAAGTCATCAAGCACGACAATCCTGGCGACGTTTGGGAAAGCTTTCAGGACCGACTGAACCGGGCTTCCGTTGTCGGCTCCGGCTGGAGCTACGGCATGGTTTGGAAATCAGCCGGCCAAGGAACAGCCGAGCGGGCTGACATCCTGCGCGCCCGTCGAGCTGTAGGAGAGCGGCAACGCCTGATCCTATTCCTTGCGAAGCGGGTTGTCTCCTACGCTGCTGCATTCGCCCAGTCAAAAGGCAAAATCACCCGCGCCAATGGATCGCAAGTTTTCCTTGCAAATCCGACCTTGTGGGGATTCTCCAAGCCGCCCCGCCTGAGCGTGGACGACGGGCGCGAGGACAAGGCTTTGCTTGAGGGTTGGCGGGCAGGGACTCGCAATCTCACCGAAGTGATCGAGGCTAACGGGCGCGACATCGAAGAATTTACCCGCGAGCGAGCCAACGAGATCGTCTTGCGGAAACTGATCGCCGCCGAGGTGGGCGCAGCCGCTGGCATTGAGATCGAAGACCGGGAGATGGCAATGCTTACGCCTAACGAAATGGGCGAGCAGGGCAATACGCCCGACATGGAAGGCGATGAATCCGAGGATGAAACAAACATGGCAAACTTTGAGACGCTAAAGTCAAAATTCGACGCATATGGAGTTGCAGTCCGAGCGGGAGCGATTACGCCAGCGATGGAAGATGAAGTCGAATTCCGATCCGAAGCGGGACTGCCTGCCATGCCCGCCGCAGTTAAAGGCGCATGGAAGGAAGACAAAGGATTCCGCCGCCCAATCACTCTTGTAAGCGGCAGCGCCCCGCCGCCTCAGGGCGCAGGCAATAACCCAATGGAGCAATAATTATGAATCTGATCCAGATTGAAAACCGCACCGGCAAGGTCAAGCTCAACGATGCGGTGACGCCGTGGAGTTCCGACGACCTGATTAGTGACATCGAAAAGCTCTACGGGGCGAAGGCTGTTGCTGAGAACTTGCGCATTGGCGAGTTCACGGCAAAGGCTGACGACGCGCTTGAGACGCTGGAAATCGAGATCAACAGCCCAGGCGGAAGCGTTCTCGACGGGTATCGTGTTTACCACTCCCTCATGGGGATGCGCGAGCGCGGCGTCAAGGTCATCGCCACCGGCAACGGCATCGTCGCCAGCATGGCATCGGTGATCTTCATGGCTGCAGACGAGCGCCGAATCACGCAAGGCTCGCGGATCATGATTCACGAAGCGCAGCAAACAGTCGGCGGGGATTCCGAAGATCACGCCCGAGCCGCGAAGATTCTCGACGAGATGAGCGATGAGATCGCCAGCATTTACGCGGGCGTTACCGGCGCGGACAAAGACGATATGCGCGAGCTAATGAAGAAGGAAACATGGATGGGCGCGGCGGAAGCAATCGAACGCAAGTTTGCCGATTCCATCGTCGGGAAATCCGCCGTTGACATTGGCGGCAAGGGCGCGAAATCCGAAACCAATAACCGTATGAGCATTCTTGATCGACTCCTGCCGAATGGCGAACTTACCGCAAAGCTGGAAGCTGCAAATGGCGAGCTCGTCAATGCGGCTAACGAAATCCAGACGCTTACCAACAAGCTGAAGGAAGCCGACGCAATCCTTGCTGAAGCCGCTGACGAACTCCGCGAGTTCAAGACGAAGGCTGAAACCGCCGAGGTTCAGGCCAAGGCCGACAAGGAAGCACGCGAAGCCGCTGAAGCCCTTGCCAAGCCGGAAGTCATCGAGGCAAAGGCACTTGAACTCGTGGCATCCGCCGAAGCTCCCGAGGCAATCGCAAATGCCATTTCCGCCAAAGCTGCCGAGATGATCGCCAGCGCCGGTCATGCCCCGGTTGATGCGACCGAAATCAGCGGAAGCGACAGCAAGACCCCGAATCTCGACATTTTCAATTCCCTTTCAGGTGCCGAACGGTCCGCATTTTACGCGACCAATCAAAAGGTGATCCGAAAGGAAATGACTCTCTAACAAATCAAAAACTGACCTAATCTCATGGCTACTCTCTCATTCAACGACACCATCTTCGCGCAGGAAGCACTCAAGGCTTTCACCGCCAAGCTTGCCCCGCTCCGCGCTTTCTCCCGCAACCTCAACAGCGAAACCGGAAAAGTCGGCGACACCATCATCGTGCCGTTCATCTCGGCTGCGACTGCCACCACGTTCAACGCAACGACCGCCAACTATCAGACGGCAGGCGGCGCGGTGACGCACAACACCCTTTCGCTGAGCCATCACAACATCGTCAACTTCGACATCTCGGATTTGCAGACCGCCAACAGCTCTGCCGCCCGCTTTGACGAACTTGCCGCTCAGGCTGG